GTCAGGGCGTTCACGGTTTTTAGGACGTCTTGATTTGGTTGGAACATTACAGTGCGCCTCCATGGCGTTTTGCGTTGCGAATAAGGGAGCAAACAAGCCCCCAGCTCGGGCTGTCTTTGTCGCGCTTGGGTGCGCGGATGGGGGTGGTTACAGCGAGGTACGGCTCACGCCGTCCGTACGAACGAACCTTCCACTCGACCTCCATGAGGCCTGCCCAGTCAGGGATTTCCTCGTGAGGAATGATGCCGACCGGGGCGATGTAGTAGAACTCGTCCGCGTAGAGGCGCGCGCCGCGCTGCTTCTTGTGGCTGTCCCGCCGAAAGTCTGAGCGGGACACCTTGATCTCGTACGATGTCGCCCGGTTGCCTGTGGCAGGGCCGGGGTTAATCGCTAGGAAATCTATGCGGCCTTGAAGGCCGAACCCCGATGACAGCCGAAGCTCCTGAAACCAGATATCCTTCTGGTGAAGGCGCTGTAGAAGCTCTTCGATTTCAGGAGTTTTGATTGTATCGTTACGGAGCATCAGCCGTGCCGATCACAGATTGAGGCCAGCTCGAAGGCGTCCATATCGACATCCTCAAGAGAGGTGTTGACCTTGACCAGCTCGCGGATGAAGTCCTGCAGCGACTCGATGGTACCGCTGTTCAGGAACGTCCCTCGAACCTGCAGCTTGTCGATCAGGGTTTCCGAGGGGTGATCGGAGCCGTCGCTGTGCTCCTGCCCCGGGCGCTCGATGCGGTAGGTGTAGGCACCCAGCTCAGCCAGCGCGGCCTCTTCGTGCCCCGGAAAGCGGAAGTCACTGCAGACGATCCGGTCGCCAAACTTGCCGCTACGGACCCGCTTCACAAAGATGTCGGACCACAGATTGGTGGCGATCATTTCACGCCATTCCGTTCCGAGCGTCTGCATGGCGTACCGCGGGGTCTTGCCCTGCAGCCATTCACACGGCTCTTCCTTGAGGTCGCCCTCGATCCGACGTTCGATCTCAGCCGACTCCAGCCCGCATGTCTGGTAAAACGCCCGCAGCATGTTCTTGAGCGGGTCGGCAAACTTGAGGTCGTTGAACCCCAAGTCTAGCAGCGCTTGAGAGGCGGTGCTTTTCCCTGACCCTTTCCGCCCTGCGAAGGCATAGACAATTGTCATGTATCGTTTCCTTGTGTAAGTAATGGTGACACGCGTTAGCGTGGGAAAAGCTCGTCTTGGACTTCGTCGTCCAGCGTGCCCCAGCCCCAGTTGTTGTCCATGTAGCAATTGACCCCTACCTTGGCGCTGGTCATGTTGAACTTCATGGGCACACATTCCCGGAGGTCGATGTCGAGGAAGTCCACCATCAGATCGAGGCTGATCAGGACGTCGCCGATCTCTTCACGGACACTCTGGATCAGGTCTGCTTCGGACTTGCCGACGTTGCCTGCGATGCCGCGCTGGAACCGCATCAGCTTCTTCACGGCACCCAGCAGTTCGCCAGCTTCTTCGCCGAATTCGATTGTCCGGAACGGGCCGTCAGCTTTGTCGCCACCGGGCCAGACTTCTTGGCGGGCGCGGTTCGCGGCGCGCAGGTGATCGAACAGGTCCAGACCGTCGTATGTGATCTGGTCAGCAGTGATGTCACCGCCCACAACCGTGACTTCTTCGTGTCCGATCAGACCTCCTTCATCCAGTTCGTCAAAGGATTCGTCGCAATCCATCTGGCGCAACGCCGCCTTTTGGTCCGCTTCCAGCGCCTCGATGGACGTGTAGATGTGCCCATCAAGGCCTAGGTCGAACTCACATTTGGATTTGTACAGGTTCGTCATGTCGCTTGTTCCTTCTTTCTCTGCTCGTGCTCGTACATGTAGCGGTACGAGCCATCGTGTTTCATTCGGATATCGTGGAGCTGATTGCGGAGCTTCTCAGCGCCAAGCTTTTTCTCCCGCTTCTCGATCCACTTGCGCCGTTTTTCCGCCTGCTTGATCGAGCGCTTTTCGTCCTTTACAGCCCATTCCTCAGCGGCTTTGTTCGCGATGTCCCGCAGTTCACGGTTTGTGGCGTCGTACTGTGGTGGGGTGCAGGAGGAGCAGCTTCCGAAAGCTACCCCCATACGCTCCCCGCAGTTGCTGCAGTCGTAGTGTGCCATTACACCACCACCGTCAGATGCTTCGCAGCGCGGGTCACTGCCGTGTAGAGCCAGCGCGCGGACGAGTCGCGGAAGGCACCGCTTTCGTCGTGGACACAGACATCATCCCATTGGGAACCCTGCGACTTGTGGCACGTCAGGACGTGGCCCCAGTCTAGCTGTTCGCAGTCCTTCTTAGCTTTGAAGGCTGCAGACGAAGACGCCGAGTAGGCGTTGCGCTTGCGGGCGTGGTGCTCTTCGAACAAGCCTTGGGCCACGTCGATTTCGTACTGAGTGCCACCGCCCTCGTCGTCCGCGATCTTGATTTTGAACTTTGCCGCACCCTTCTGCAGGTCGCCGTGATCTGTCAGGCAGGTCACGAGGGTGCCGTTCACCATGGTCTCCAGCTTGGTGCTGTTCTTGCAGAACAGGAGAGGCTCGCCTTCGCATGGTCCCGACTCCGTGTAGCCCAGTGCTGCCCGGATTTTCTTGGTTAGGGTCCAGCGCTTCTTGTGCGTACCGCACAGCACCATCGCCTCCCGGGTCATGTCGAGGGTCACGTCGTCGTTCTGACGGCTCACAACCTTCACTCCGTCGCCGTAGTCACCGATCTGCAGGGCCTTGCCCTCGCGCGCCATGGTGGCGAGACGAATGATCGGGTTGTCCTTGGCTTGACGGTGGATTTCGGTCAGGAAAGCGTCAGGCTGCAGGCAGTCGAACCCGTAGTCGTCACCGACTGGCGGAAGCTGTCCCGGGTCACCGAACGCGAGGATAGGACGACCGAACGATGCCAGATCACGTGCGAGCTGTGCGCCCACCATGGAACCCTCGTCCACAACGATCAGCTTGATTTCTTCCTTGAAGTCGCCGACAGGGCGCAGGTTGAATTTGGGGCCGTCGTTGTTGTCCATCGCGCGGATCAGGTCGAAGTTGAGCTGCTGGATGTTGCGCTCGGCGTCCGACAGAGATACCATTTCGCCACGAACGTAGACGCCAGATAGGCTCTCGACCTTCGTCTTGATGATGCTCTCGCTGATGGTGTCGATCTGTGCTTGGATGCGGTCTGCCGCGGCGCGCTTGGGCAGATAGATCAGCTTGTGGATTGTGGTCGGGGTGACGTTCATGCCGAAGGCGCGGAGCTTTTCGCCCATGACCTTTGCGGCTTTACCGGTCGGCGCGCAGAATGCGACCTCTTCGGGTGTCAGGCCCATGCTCTCGATAACGGCGGGCAGGACTGTGGTCTTACCCGTCCCGGCGTATCCGCCGAAAAAGAAGTCCTGACCTTGTCCGAGCATCGTCGGGATTTGATCGCCGCGCGCGAAAGATGCCGCGTCTTCTAGAAGGTGGGTTTCGAATTGGTGGCGGTTGCGGTCAGCTTCATCGTACCAAAGCTTGGTCAGCTTGACAGCATCCCACTGATGTTCTGTTAATGATGGGGTCACCGAGTTGTCCTCTTCCTAATTGGTGGTAGGACGGGCTGACGCCCGTCCCTCGGCATTACGGAAAGGCTCAGTCGTGCGCGCTTGCCTGCTCGGCCTTGAGCTGTTCCTGCGTCGGCTTCACGGTCAGGTTCTCGACTGACGCGTCACTGACGCGGGCCTTGTTGATCTTCTTGGCGCGCTCAGCGGCGGTCGTGGACACACCGGATTGGATCACAGCGTCTTCACCCAGAAGCGAAGCCAGTGCGTTTGCGATACGCTCGGCTTGGTTCATTTCCGCCTGTGCCGCGTCAGCGGCGATGGTCTCATCGGAGGTGACCTGCGCAGCGTACGCGTTAGCGTCGGTGATGCGCTTTGCGGCGGTCGCCTTGCGCTCTACAAGCTGGGTCATGACGGTGACGAGGTTGTCCTTGACCTGACGGAACGGCGCGATGGCGTCGGATACGGTGGACGGGGCGACTACTTTTTTACGAAACATGTATGGCTCTCTTTTCTGATTTAATTGTCGGGTAGGTGTCAGGCGCAATGACATGCGCCTGACTTTGTCACTTTAGATGACCGTATTAGCCGTAGTTAGCGGCTGCACGGCCCCGGCGTCCGCGCGGTGCGGCGGTGGCGTCGTCTGCAGGAGCGTCGTCAGCCGGAGCTGCTTTCTCCTTGGGGGACTCGATCTGCTTTGCTGCCGGAGCATCATCGCGATCATCGCCTTCGTACATGTCCGGGTCTTCCCCGGTCAGTTCCATCAGCTCTTCCTCGGACTTCCAGTCGGCGATCTTGAGGACTGGGGTGTAGCGCTTGCCGACAGCCTTGTTCTTCGACACGTAGGACCGTGCGGACAGGTCCACGACAGGAACGAGGCCCTGCTTGAACTTGAACATACGACCGAAGCTGCCCAGAAGGGTACGGAACGCATTCAGGGACACGCCCTGATTGAGCTTGATCGTGAATTCCTCGCCGAATTCCAGCTCGTTCTCCTGTTCGAGAGCAGCCCCGCCGATCAGGCGCATGTTCAGGACAGCTTGGCAGCTCCACCCGTCCATGAAGTTGGACTTACGGTCCGCTTGCTCGGCGCGGATTTCTTCCAGCGACATGTCGCCGTCGTATTCCGCAGGCAGGCGGTCTGGCTCGTTCTCGTATGCCAGCGGGTCCTTGGATACGCGGACGTTGACGGTCTCTAGGACCTCGCCCTCCCACCAGAACGACCACACCCACTCGGAGTTTTCGATGTCTGCAGCGAACTGCGAGCCGTACGGCATTTCATCTTCGTCCTGACCGTACAGGAAGTCGCCGGAAGCGCCCTTGAACTTCATGTATGTCGTGCTGCCCGCTCCCGCGCCTGCTGCAGCGAATGGGTTCGCTACGTCTGCGCCTGCGAGGGATGTGTCTGCGGTGTTTGTCAAAGCATTCATGCCTTATTTCCTTCTTACCTTATCACCCGTGTTATGTTAACTGACAAAAGTGCCACGGGGAACACTAATGTCAGATTCTGTGACATTCCCGGACGTGGTTAGTCCTCGGAATTGCCGTCCATGGTAACGGTCAGCTTTTCGTAGCCTGACCCTTCCTGCATGTAATCGTTGGGGTCGAGGCCTGCCTCTTCCATCTTTTCCTTCGACAGGGTCTTGCGCCCAGCGATGGTGGTGTAGCTGACTTTCCACCCAGACCCGACAGCGCGGCTCTTGTTGGATTGGATCAGCGTCTGCCGGATGGCTTCGTTGCTCTCCTCGACTTCGCGCTTTAGCGCTTTCTCTGTCTTCTTGAGACCCTTGTGGTGGTTCACCAGAATGTCCAGCTCGCTCACGAGGTAACTGTCTTGGTCGGCGACTTCGCCCTTGGACAGTGCCTTGCGCTTCTCCGGAACACGTCCGACCGATACCTCGTCACAAGAATTCTTGAACGGGCAGTAGGCGCACATGCCGTCCAGCTTGCCTTCGGCGTGCAGAACAGCGGGGTCTTCCGTTTCGAATACCTTCTCCGCACGCTGGCGACCGATCTGGTACACCTGCTCATCGAACGGAACGATGTAGATGCGGATGTCGTCCAGCCAAGAGGCGTTGACGTATACGATCAGAGCGTAGTTCGGCTTGTACTCGGTCGTCTCCCGGATCAAGCCCATCTGCATCTGCGTCTGGCCTTCGTGGATGGCCTTCGGCTCTGTGATGTTGATGCGCGGATCGAACGACTTCATTTCGAGAACGATGCTGTCTTCGTCGATATTCGACAGACCGTAGTATTCGAGGAAGTCGGCAGGGAGCTTAGCGCCTGTCGGGTCGATGATCAGACCGTCGAGCGTGGCAGAGCTTACGCCGTCCACGATTGTCTCTTGGTCTTCACCTTCCATGATCAGGTCCAGTCCCCGGCGCTCTAGTCCGGAACGGACGGCAGGCACGACCTGATAGTTCTCGATGATGTCACCGCGGCGGATTGCGCCCCAGCTATCTTTGTACGCAGGGTCCCGGACGTATCCGAAATCCTTGCCGCGCTTGCCGAACCAGCTCTTGCGGATACAGCCGAAAGCTTCGGATGCGCCGACAGATTTGTTACGGTCGTGAGACCATGTCTTCTGGTTGTTGGCGATGAATTCGTCAAACAGGTCCTCTAGGGCGAAGCCGTCCTTGGGGAGATTGTCTGGAACTCCGAGCTGAATTAGCTCTTCGAAATATGTAAGTGCTGTCACAGGTTAGTCCTTAGTCGAATTTGTAGTCACCGCTGAACACACCCATGTCCAGCAATTCGTAGTAGACGCGGGCGGTGGCCCGGACGTCGACGAGGGCGTCGTGCGCGCCTTCCAGCTCTTCGTTGAAGAAGTAGCGGATACACTCTTCGAGCTTTGGCCATTTCCATTCGCCACGCATTTTCCCACCGTTCTTGTGGGGAGCTTTGACGATGTTCAGGGAGGCGAGCATGGTGCAGATCATGGTTTTGCCCTCGAAAGGGTCCACGTATGTCTGCCCGGTCATCTGTGCGTATACGAACGCGGCGCGGCGCATGACAGTGATGTCGAAGTTGGCGTTGTGGGCCACAATGACGTCAGCGTTTTTCACCATGTCGAGAAAGAACTCGACGCCTGTGATCAGATGGGTACCAAACTCCTTTGCCATGTCGTCGTTCAGGCCTGTAACCTCGGATGCCTTGGCATCCATGGTCCATCCATCAGGGACGATCAGATAGTTTGCCGCGAGCATTTCCCGGCGGTTGATTGCGTCAAGCTTCATGCCGAGCTGAATAGGCATCGGCTGCTTTGCGTGGGTCGGTGAGAGCTTGTCCCGTACCAACCCGGTGGTCTCTGTATCGAAGAGCAGAGTGTTCATTGTGTCCGTTTCGCTTTCTGTAAGTAGGTTTTAGCCAGTTTGCGTTACACTGTCAAGAAGAATGTCACGTAAAATGACCGTTTTTTGCGTAGAGGTAGAGAGCTTCTAATTCGCCTACAGTCATATTGGACTTGAGGCGATTTGCCCTCCATGAGATCACCCGAACATTGTCTTCTGTGTACCCGAGTGAGGGGTCAATACGATCCAAGGTAGGGGAGTTGTCGGTTCGTGTGCCCCTCCCGCACTGCAACGGAATCTTGAATACAGGACACACCTCCGGTACGACCATCGTATCGTACGTTATACTGAAAGGGATTCCATTCTTCTTCGCCCGTGCCTTAGCTCCGTCCACGAGTCGTTTGCGGGGGTCTTCGCGGCGGGCATCGAGCGCCACCTTCCGGCATGGGCGGCATCGCGACATGACGTATGCATTCCCATCTACGATCCGGTACCCAAACTCTTCACCGGTCTTCGTTTCTGAGCACGACGAGCAGGTATGGAGAGACGTAGGCAACCCGCGCTTTTCCGCAGCTTCCCTGACCCCGGTGGGCGATCCTCCCAGATTGACGCAAGCCTTACATTCAGATGCATAGACCCTGCGACCATTGTTGATACGGAGACGGTGGAATTCCTCCACCGTCTTCACCTCTCCACAAGTCACACACTTTGAGTACGTCGGCATCAGTGCACTTCTGCCCAAGTGTAGCCGATCTTAGCTTCCGCGGCGACCGGGCACTTGAAGCCAAAGTAGTCACCCGCCATGGGGGCCGCAGCTTCCATAAGTTCAGCAGCGCGTTCGGCAAACTCCTCCCGAACACATACCTCAATCTCGTCGTGAGACCAGTTTACGAAGTAGTAATCGAGTCCGACGCCGTGATCCCATCCCTCTTGATAAAATAGGGATTCGACGATGAGGCACCACTTCTTGGCGATCAGAGCGCCGTCAGACTGCAGGCGCAGGTTCAGGGCAGCATGGTCCGCACGAACGTACAGGCGACGCCCGTCAAGCCCTGCTATGGTGCCGCGGTTCTTGCGCTTCTCCCGCTTTATCTCCTTAATCGCCTTGTCCAGCGACGGCATAGCCGCCATTAGAGCCGCCCGGAGTTGCTTGCCAAGAGTCCTCTGACGGTTCTCTGAAGCAAACGGTTCGACAATGCTTCCAAGCTTGGAATCGCCTCCTCCGTACATAGCCGCGTATAGTAGCCTTTTTGCAACAGATCGAGAAATTCCTGCCATGTCTGCGTTGCGTTGGTGGATGTCACCGTTCAGAACAACGTCCGTAATTTCTCCATCGTCAAAAGGGTGTGTCAAATTTCCAAGGCATCGAAATTCGATGCCGGATAGGTCACAACCGACCAGCTTGTATCCCGGTTCAGCCGTGAACAACTCCCGGCAGTCCCATCCGAAGCCGCCCTCACGACCGCGGACCAGAATTGCCCACTCGCCTTTCTTTTCCTTCCACTTCGCGTCCACGATGATCGGCAGTCCTGCTTGGTTCAGCAGTCCCTTGCGTTCCTCGAAGTACATTTCTCCCTTATCGAAGTCTTTGAACTCGATGGCATTTACACCGGGTACCTGAGATACGTTCGGAGCGGCATGGGTTGCGCGACCGGACACAGTCCCTCCAACATTAACACGTCCGTGAATGCGCCCATCGTTGCGAACAAGCTTCAGCCAGCCGTTCTTACCGTCCGCAACCTGTCCTAGGCGCTTCTTCATGAAGAAGACCTCAGCCAGCGTATCAGCCAACGGCACAGTGTCCGCCAGTTCACGCAGGATGTCGTCGTCTACCCGAGCAGACCCCTTCTCGGTGAAGTCCTGAGGCTCCCACCCATACAGGGTTTGGAGGCGGTCCACGATCTGCTGGCGGCTGTTCGGGTTGAATTCCTTCAACTCTACCTTGACGAAAGGCGCGCCTTCGGTTGTGTCACCGCGCAGCTTGCCGTAGTCGCCGTCAGCGCAGTACTTGCTGTTCGCCTTGGAGTAAGACATCGTGCGCTTGGGGAATGTCACATCGCCCCACGTGCGGCGCGCGCTGCTTTCCCCATGGTTCGGGTCGTGGTCGTCGGTGTGACGCTTCGCAGGGCGATACCACTTGCCGATGTGCTCTACGGCGGCGTCGGCGAGACGGTCGTATTCACCACGCAGCACGTCCGCAAGCTTCTCAGCGTCTCCGACGTTGAACACGAACCCGTTGCGCTCTTGCTGAACCATCAGGGCATGGATTTCATGCTCCATCTGGATCGCCTCAGCCGACCATTCAAACTCTTGGATTTTCTCCCAGAGCAAAGCGTTGACGTCGATGTCGAGCATCATGTAGTCGTGCATAGCGACGTTCCATGTGCCCCAGACGTAGTGGTGAAGCTCCTCCAGCGTTGGCGGTTCCAGCCCAGCGTCCTTGTGCTGCTGCTTTAGCGCGGCTTCGCGTTCCTTCTTGTAGTCGCCCTTGTGGAGACCGAGGCGCTGGCCCCAAGCTTCCAGACCGTGCAGGCCGATCAGGCGACCTTCTAGCTGGCCTTTTGCTGCCATGCGGAAGTCGGTCTCTTTGATGTCGGCGTACACCATTCGGGACATGACGAGCGTGTCGCTGATCGTGGCGTCGTGGTGGTACTGCGGGTCGGCGATAAGCATCGCGTTCTCGTCGAAGTCCATGATGTTGTGTCCGGTGAGGTAATCCGCCTCTTCCATCAAGGCGATGCCTTCGCTGAGGGGGCGGACGTTAGTGTGCCCTAGTTCATCCAGAGCCGCGACGTCTTCGGCGGATAGGGGGAACAGGCTGTCGTGGACGTAGCTGCGCTTCTGGCCTGTATCTAGGCACTTTAGGCCTAGGCAGTGGACCCGGTCCATGCAGAAAGGAGGGGCGACGTGCTCAGGGAGCAGGCCGTTCGTCTCCACGTCGTATAAGATGCGCTTGAAGGCCATTTTAGGCTCCTGTGACAGTTTGCGTGACACTTGAGGACGTGCTTTTGCCCTCCATCCATGCGGGTGCCACATCCTTGAGGTACATCACGGTACCGACTTCGCGGATCAGGCTGGCAGGGATTTTAGGATTGTTGATGTGTCCATCTTTTCCAGACTCCCAATGCTGCTGACGCAGCGTGGATTCCCACTTCTGGAACACTGGTTCGAGGTCTTTCGCTTCCACCAGATATGCTTCTTTCAGCGTGATCCGGTCATACATTGCGAAGACCCAGCGACGGGTGCGGTACCGGGTGATGGTGTCGAAAGTCAGGTGATGGTTGGTGGTAAACCCAGCAGCCAGCGGCTTTCCGGTCGCGCCGATGCGGTTTGACAGGTCGACAGACTTGATCTCGTACAGGTTGCCCATCCGATCCCGCGCGTCAGCGCCGGTACGCCCGGGGACCACATCCAGTCCGGTCGCGATGATGAGCTGCAGAAGTTTCAGCCCAGCGTCTTGCGAGATATCTGGGATGTCGTATTGGTCGGCGAGGCGCTGAGTTGCCTCAATACCGGGCCACAGGGATTCGATCTCCGCGTAGCGGAGGTTCATATGCGTTGGCATTGGTGTTCCTTACAGGTGGGGGAGTTGGGCACGCATGGCGGTCAGGAACCGGTCCATCGCCATCTTCGGACGCCAGCAGTAGAAGTCTGGGTCGAGTTCACGCAGCGTCATCAGGGTAGGGACCTTGGCCCAGTCCTCGACGGTGATAAGAAGCTCGTTCGCTTCCATGACGGAGAGCTGTCGGTCGGCAATGTGGACCGCCTCGGCAATGCTGTCGTTGTAGGGGACGCCCAGAACTTCGATCATGATTGCCTGCGTGCGATCCTCGCGGACGACGTACTCAGGAGTGATCTCTTTCTGTGGTGAGGTCATATCGCCATAGATGCCCTCTACGAGGTCATGGACGATGCCCCAAGGACGCGCGTCCTCTCGGCCCATCTTGTGCAGCAGTAGGTCCACGTAGACGCTGTGCTGGCAGACGGAGTAGATGTCGTCGTCGTGCTTTGGCGCGAGCTGGCCTGCAAATCGGCAGTCCTTAGCGATGCCTGCTGCCATGTCCTCGACGTGGAAGTCTTCGGCGCGCATGTCGTTCAGATAGAACCGACCTCCGCTGCGGGTGGCGACCCATGGGCCGCGGTCTTCGATGTTCATGTTAGATTTCCTGTCTTAGTGTGGTCGTATGTAAGTAATTGTGACACCCGTGTCAAGCAGAAATGACGTCTGTCTCCCAAGAATAGGTG